ACTGCAACACCTTTTTGGTCAACAATAGTAGCGATATCATGAGCATGTAACTTATTTTCTTTCATTGTAAAAGAGAAAATACCACCTTTATTGCTAGCTTTTCCTTGAAAATCTAGAAAATCTAAATCATACAAACTTTCCTTAGCATAATTAACTAATTTACTCTCATGCTCAGATATATTGTTATGCCCTAAAGATTGTATAAAATCTATAGCAGCTCCTAACCCTATAACAGGAATGATAGCAGGTGTGCCTGCTTCAAATTTATGAGGGATATTATTATATGTTATACTTTCTTTACCAACATAATTAATCATCGAGCCCCCACCAATAAAAGGTTGCATTTCATCAAATCTAGAACTTCTAGAGTTTGCATATGCAGAAGTTTGTGGTTTTGGTGCGATACTCTTCCAGTAAACAGTTGCGTTATCTAAACCTAATGTTTGTGAATCGTACCAATCAGTGGCTGTAGTTGGTTGTAATGCAGAGTTGGTTGTTATACCAGTAACTTTCATTGTTTCTGCAGCAGTACCAACACCAACAACTACAACTAAATCATCAACATCAATACCACCTAAAGCATTCACAACTATATTTGTATCAGAAGCACCACCATTAGATGTTGCAATTGTTGTTGCAGCTCCAACGTCAGTAACAGCAGTAATTACACTACCATCATTATGTGCTGTTGCAGTTGTTCCACCAAGTCCTCTTGTTGAAATACCAACCGCATTACCTGAGATATTTCCAACTCCCATCAATTCATTACCAATTAAAAGTAATGAAACGTTAGCAGTAATTCCACTTACGTTTGCAACGTTAACAGATGTTGCATTTGCACTTAGTGCCGCTCCACCAGCGTTATCAACTGTGGTTGCTGCAGTTTTGTTTAAAAGAACTAATTGTTCACCAACTGTTAATGTGCCTTGGTTTGTTCCTCCAATATCTCTTGTTACTTGAATTGAAGTTGTAGCAGCACCAGTCGCACCAGCGATGATTACGTCTCTAGTGGTCTTAAATTCAAAAGCACTACCTTTTTCATAATCTTTTGCAATAACACTTCCACCAACAGCGACTTGACTTATAACTTTAACATCTATTGAACTTGCACCAACACCTGTAACTGTACCAGAAAGGTGTCCATTTAAAACTAATGATGTACCAATACCACCAATTGTAACACCACCAAATGCCTGTGTGATTCCAGCACCAACAACAACACCAGCGGTACTAACACCACTTAGTGTTTGGTCTGCGATTGAGTCTATTGTACAAACTTTTAATCCGTTAGCCCATGTGCCTGGGTTTTTTGCAGCGTAGTACCAAGTTGTTGATGATTCATATGCATTGAAGTAATCATCAGTATTCTTAATTTTTAAACTACTTAATGAACTTCCAGCACCACTAGCAACTGCTGCGTTTGCGTTATTTAAACTTGTTCCGTCTGTCCTTACGACTCTAAGAACTCCTCCATATGAAAGATATGAAGCAGCTGATAACCAATATTCGTATTGAGAACTTGTTTCTTGTGGTTCTCCGAATGTTTCAACTAAATCTTTTTCACTCTCTATTAATTGTGGATCTTCTACTGGGCCTTTGACAAACGGGCCTGCAATGGCACCAGTCTGATCACTAACTCCAGTAATTCCTCCCCTAGTAAGGTCAACTTCCTTGACTTTTACACCAGGCGAGACTAAGCCTAAACCAGCCATCTGATTTCCTCTGCGTGTCAGTATTTTATCTAAATTTATTTATTATTTACCCGACTTACATATGGGGAAACAATACATGAACATCACCAATCAGGATATTCCCAACTTACTATTTTTTTCTTTCTTGACTTTGAGATCCTACTGATAGTGCAGAGTTTACATTCATATGAGTAGGACGAAGCATTACCACCTCGATTCTTTTTGGTTAAGTAAAAACCATCAATCAGATTTTTTTCCTCTCCACATACTCTACATATTCTTTCTTTCAGAAACAGATGTTCTAGATCAAACTGATCATCTAAGTCCATCAGATACCATTCCAGAAGTTATCTACTGGTTGTACATTTCTAGAAGCTAAATACAAACCTATGTTTGTAAAAAACCAGAGGATGTTTATAACCCAAGTTTGTCTCCACAAATATTTTCTATTATATTGAACAATATAAAGGTTTCTCTCATTGTCTTTTACAAACTGTTCTAATACTAATGCAACAACAAATCCTATTGCATATATGTAGAATACAAAGTTTAAAAAACTTGAACCGAGAAGTAAAAATGAAATCATGTGTAGTACCTAATAATATTCCCACATATAGCTGGAATCACCATATGTAGAAAATACTTCATCTCCATTTGCCTTTGTCCATCTATCTCCACCTTCCACGAACTCCTCCTCATCTAATCCGTCGGATATAAAACCAAATGGGGCCATGTCTTGTTCTATCTGATCTTTCTGGTCTTCATATAATCTCTTTCTTACGTCTTGATCTGTTAATTCTTTGAAGTAGTCTTGATCTACCATCCATGCATATATGACTAGACACATAGCTAAGTCATCATTACATCCTTCTTCAGCTTCAAATGATGTTCTCTTTTGTATGAATGTAGTTAATTCAGATATAATTTCATAATCTTTGAATACAACCTTATCAGTCTCAATCATAGTCTTGAGGTTAGAACATCCTAAAGCTTTGACTGCCTTAGACATCTTAACTCCAAGTTGAGTTTTCTTTCCACTAAATCCTTGTCCTACTATTTGACCAGCACGACCTCTCATCGAACACTGAAGTAAATTAGGATACTCTAGATCGTAATTTAATATTGAAGCTACTTGATCTCCGATATCATTCACTTCACACAAAACCCATGCGTTGTTGTACCCTCTTATTGTATCATGTATTATCGAAGGAAACAACATTGGTTTAATACTATTGTTTCGATACTTAGCCACTACCTGATGTGGATATGATGTAATATCAACCACTACAAATGCAGAGTAGTCATTATCCATACCTCTAGCTACGTCAACTGTACACATATACTCATGATCTTTCTGTGGTTCTACATATACATCTAATCCGTTACTAGACTTTAATGCATTTTCATATACCAATGCTCTGAGTTTTGCTGGATTAATGAGAGTATCAACAGATCCTAAGAACTCACACTCAAACTCAACCTTGAACTGTTGTTCTGAGGTGTTTGCAATTGTTTGTTCTCTCCACTTCTCATCTCTGCCTGGCACTTCAGACCAATGAACTGATGTAGGAACGTATTCATTTTGTTTACGTTCTGCATCATGCCACATTCTATAAAAATGATTCATCCCATGAGGGGTAGAAACCATTATGACTTTCGTTGACTTACCAGAAGTGATAGTAGGATATACAGAGGCAAAGAATGAGTCAGCAATATGATTAGGAACAAAGGCGAACTCATCCAGAAAAAGAATGTTGAAAGACATACCTCTAACTGCACTTGCAGAGGTAGATGCTGCCAGTATTTTTGATCCATTTTCTAACTCCAAAGATCCACGGTTCCAAGCTAGGACACCTTGCTGCATCCATTTAGGCAAGTTTTCATATGCAAGTTGTAACCTACCCAATAGTTCTCTTGCAGTTGCAGCTTTGTTTGCAAGAATACCTACATTCACACTATCATTAAACACAACATAATGCAAGAGATAAGCCACCGAAGTTGTAGACTTACCAGTCTGACGAGGCATCATACAGATATTAAATCTGTGTTCATGAAACCTCTTAATTAATTTTTCTTGAAAGTCGTACGGCTCAAAAGGAACAAGACCACTATCAAGAGAAACTATCTGAATATAATTTTTTGCAAAGTATACAGGGTCATCCTTACATTTGATAAACTCCTCAATCTGAGTTGCAGTAAATTCAAATGCAGTATTTGCTTTTTTTAAATTAGGATTACCTAGATACTGTTCTTGTGGCACAATAACTAACCCTCTTTAGTTTCTTCTATTGCCTCCTTAACAATCTGTTTAAGTTGTCTTGTTTGTCTCTTACTAAAAGCATCTGTACCAAACTTTTTGTCTATCCATTTCTTTCCGTACCAGAATACGAATAAACAAATCATCAAGGCGATACCATCACCCCATGATAAAGCCCATGCCCATTTAAAAAATTCCCACATAATTAACCCTCCTGTAATGTACCAAATGATCTACGAATTTCTCGTAGTTCTTCAAAGTTCTTCTGTTTTGTACCTCCATCATATCCCCATGCATATCCTTCGGTGATCATTTTTTCATTGAGTGATACATCATCATCGCCAACGTATAACCAACCAAGCAACCTACCATACTTACCCATGCCACCTTTAAGTTCAGTTCGTATAGTAAGTTCATCATCTCCATCGATTGCTCCTTCTAAGTTTTCTTTCATCCAATTGGTTGCATCAATACCCAATTCTTTTTCTTCTAAGTCACGGGTACGTTTCTCAGGTGTATCGACTCCTGCTATACGGACTCTTTCTTTTTTATAGAGATCAAATCCTAAATCGATTGTTACATCAATAGTGTCTCCATCGACTACCTTATTGATTTCCGTTACTCGGAAGTTGTAACAACTCTTCCGACTTGGAG